TAAAAGTTGAGCTCCAGCTTGAACTGTTTCAGCTGCAGATACAACTCTCCATTTTCTATATTCATTTACTTTTTCAACATTTGTCCCATCAGAATATAATGTGTAACAATTACCTTCACATAAAAGAACACCTGTTCCTGAAGAAGTTTTAAAAGTTAAAGTGTTTCCTGCATGATCACAATTGTTTTGTACAAAATAAGTTTTTTCAATTGAATCTGGAATAGTTACTGTTCTGTTAGCTGCTAGTGTACCTGTTAATCTAATAACATCGTTTTTACCATTAGATAAAGCACCATTAGAAAATGTTAGTGATCTATTAGCATTGGTTAAGTTAAACGTTGTAAAACCACCAATAGCTTGTTCTAAAATTAATAAGTTTGTATTTGTAATTTGACCCCAAGTTCCCGAGTTTTCACCGGTTGCTTGAACTGTAAGTTTTAGGTTAGCAGATGTTGAATTCGCCATTTTTTAATTCCTTATTCGTTCATTTTATTAAAAATAAGAGTTTGTGTCAAACTCTTTATGCAGCCACCTCCTGCCATCCTGGAGGGTCTAAAGGCGCTGAACCTGTATTAACTTCGTTCCAAATTAAAGCACTACCAGATCCTTGGTTTATAGTCAAGCTTAAACCTGTAAGTTCAATATCTATATGAATTGCAACAGAAACTCCCGCTAATTGATTATTTAATGGTAAACCTGTAGGTACTATATCTTGACCAGGAACACCCACTGCAGTTCCTAAACCTGCTGTCATAGCTATTCCTGATGGAGTTGCACCTGCACCAGCTTGACCTACTGCTGTTCCTAAATTTGCAACCATCGCTTCACCAATGATCATTGCATCTGGTGCTGGATCTAAATTACCTAAAGTCGCTTGTGCTACATTTAAAGTGTTAAGGGTAATTATTGCCTCTCCATTAATACTTGGAGCAGTTACTGCAGCCGTCATTGCAATACCGCTTACATCTACGTTTGCAAATTGGCCTTCAACACCCCAACCATTAACATTCCAACCTTGTCTACCCCAACCTGTTTGGTTAAATGCATCTAAAGTTCCAAGACCCATGGACATTGCATTACCAGTGGCCATTGCATCAGGACCAGCGTCAGCTGTCCCTAAAGATGAAGTCATAACGATACCTTGTGGAAATACTTTTCCAACTATATCGACTGCAACTGAATTAAGAGTTGCTGTAATTAATTGATTATTATTTGTGCCTGGACCAGTAGATACATCAATAGAAATATTTTCATCACCTAATGCTCCTGTAAGAGCATTACCTGTAGCAATAAGATTAGCTGCTATACCCCAAGCATTATCACCCCAGTTTTTTGCACCCCAACCAGCGTTAATTTCTGCAGTAATTGAAACAGAATTTAACGACGCTGTTATAGTGTCTTCAGGTGTTGTTGGAACTACGATTTGATCTGGGTTACCCCACGATCTTGCACCCCATTGATCTCTACCCCAACCTAATTCAACTGTAGAGGTTGTTGAAAGAAATCCTGTAGCACCAGACGTAGTTAACCCTGTTGGAATAACGATGTTATCAACGCCCGTTCCCCAAGATCCTGTGTTCCAGGTATTAGTTGACCAACCTGCCATAGGAGTTTACCTCCTACGATTAACCAGAGATCCTTAGAATCGCTGCTGTTGATGTGTTAGCCGGAAACTGAATTGTGAAAACTCCAGATGTAGCTGTTTTATCTCCTCCAAAATCTAAAACTGCAACCGCTGCATTTGAGAACGATGTGTTATAGATTAAAGCTCCTCTAGCAGTGATAGTGACGTTTGTAAACGATCTATCTGAAAAGTCTACTCTTGCTACACCAGCTGTAATTGAAGTTGCTAGATTAACTAACTTTCCACCACCTGAAGTATATTGTCCAGAGTTTGGAACTTCATTTCCAGTTGTGAAAGATGTTGTTGCCGAGTTTAGAGTTGCTGAAGAAGTATAAAGAGCTATTTTAAAAATATCACCAGAAGGTGCCGCTGTAAAATCATGGTCACCATCTAATAATTGTTTCTTAAAAGAGTTTGCAATTGCTTGTGTTATAGCCATTTTATTTTTCTCCTATTTTCCTATACGAGGAACACCACTTTGATATTCATCTCGTCTTCTTCTTCCCATTTGTTCTATTGAGAAGCCTTCTATCACTTGTTTATACTTTCCTTCGTATAATTGCAAGAGATCATTTGGCCCTTTTAGAAAACTATATGCCTCGACTAGGCACGCATATAAAAGTCCGTTGGGAAATTGCAAACTTAAATATGTAGTAGGAACTGTACTAGATAATCCGGTAGGTTTCAAGATATAATTTAACTGAATTGTATAGGTAGCATCTGGAGTAGGGGCCACAACTATTGTGTCCTCGTCCCAATTGCTATAATATTTTGGCGTTCCTTGTGTCCCTAGATTATTAAATTCTGACATAAAACTAGTGTCTCTATATTGTAAAAAATCTCTATTATTCGCTTGACCTACACCATCAGAATCCACTATTTGAGCAGATCTAATTATTAATAAATCATCAGGGGTATCTATAAATCTAGTCCCTGCAATTAATTGAGCCGTTACATATCTTCTGTTATTATCTGAATCTACATCTCTTAAAATTCTAAACTCTGCATTTTCAATAAATCCATTTACAATCGTATCAGTTAAAACTGTACTTGTAACTTCCGTATAGTCCCTAATTTTTTGTACTAATTCTGTGTAAGTCATTATGCTATTATTATTTGTCCTCCCATACCTATACCATGAATCCAGCAAGCATAATAGTATGTTCCTGCAGAAGCAGGTAACCATTCTACATATCTAGTTGTTGCTGTATTAAAATACGATGTGTCTGTATAAAATGATTGACTACTCGAACCATCTAAATAATACGAAACTCCAGAAGATACAACACCTGATCTTAAGGTAGCTAAATCTGTAGAATTAGATGTTGAAATAAATAAAGGGTGACCATCATTACTACTATCAGATTGAGTAAATCTAATTGTGGTGCCACTTCCAACTGCTAAATAACCTGATGTATCTCTAGATCCATCAATATAAAATACGTTTCCAGTTCCACCAGTTATATATAATGTTCCAGATGCTACAGTAACACTATAATTTTGAAGAGATGATGTAGTGGTTATGGTTGGAGTTGTAATAGCTCCAATTAAACCTGAACCAGTTAAAGTTACATCTGCTGCAGTCGATGGAATTCCTGCTATAACACTTCCTAAAGCTATTGAAGCTTCTCTTCTAGTATTTACTTTTCCTGGATCTTCTGGCACCATACTACCACTACTTAAATCTTGAAATGCAAAATCTCCAGGTAAAGTTAAATTAGCAACCATATTTCCTCCACCTATTTGATCTGGTGGAAAACGTTGAGGTCTTGCTTGTTCTAATCCTTGTGGATCAGCTACAAAAGGTTTTGGTTCTAATTGTGGTTGCTTTGGTTCGTATTCTGACATGTGAACAAATGCTCCGTTCCATTCAGTCACCATCTCTCTCCACGGAAATGCTTGACCACTTCTATCTGATATTGCTAATGCGTATTTACCTTTTGCAAACTTTGACATTATATCTCCGGATAATAAGTTTTAGGTGAGATGTAAACACTAGCTGGTGATCCATCTTCTGTTAATGCTCTTTGTAATTCATCTTCATAATATAATTTCATCTCTTGAGTTCTTTGTGGAGCTTTTTTCATAGAGATATAATAAGTTAAACCTGCACACATACAAGGGACAAATCTATTAACTACATCTGCTTCGTTAGTATATTTACCTGCATCTTGTATTCTTTTTACATAATAAAAATAAATAAATTTACCGGCCTGTGTATCGCCCGGTGTTAAATATAAAGTTATTGTAACTTTATCAATAAATCTTTGTACAAAATATTGTGATGGTTGACCTGTAGAACTTTTGTTTGAGAAAGCTTGATATTGTGATCTATTAATTTTTGATAGTGGTGTATCTACATCACTTTCGTTTCTGAAACTA